TTAATTAAGGGAGACGGGGCAATCCCATCCTTCCGTCAGAAGCATGGAATTGCAAAGGACGTTGTATCGCCCAGCGTCGAAGCCCTGAAGAATTTCCGCGCGGTCGGTGCTCTCGCCATTGACTTCTGCAGCGCGGAAGCCTTTGGCGTTGAGAATGTCCCGGAACTTTTTCGAAGTTTTCACGAGCGGCAGGAAAACCACGGTCTTCCTGTCGGCGCAGTTTTTCAGCATCTCGTCCGCGATCGCATCGAGATACGGATCCAGTGCCGTACCGAGGTCTCCGGCCTTGAAGTCACCGTTTTGAACGCCGACAGAGGAGAGGTCCAAACGAAGTGGCACAGTCAGCGCTTTGATTGGGGTGAGGTATCCGTCGCGGATCGCTTGCGGGAGCGTGTACTCATACGCAAGCGTCTCAAAGTACTGGCCCAGATTACGCATGTCGCCGCGGTCCGGCGTAGCCGTGACGCCGAGGACGTGCGCAGACTTGAAGTAGGACAGAACACGCTGATAGCCGTCAGAGAGACAGTGGTGTGCCTCGTCGATGATGATGGTACTGAAATAGTCGGGGGAGAAGCGGTCGAGCCGCGATTGTCTCTGCAGGCTTTGAACGCTGCCGACGGCCACGCGATACCAGGACCCGAGGCAGCTGCTTTCCGCTTTTTCGAGCGCGGATACCAGTCCGGTCGCTTTGTGGAGCTTGTCCGCAGCCTGGTCAAGCAGCTCACCGCGGTGAGCGAGGATCAGCACGCGGTCGCCGCGCTTTACGGCTTCCTCGGCTACGGCAGAAAAGACGATTGTTTTTCCGGTACCTGTTGGTAGAACAAGGAGCGTCTTATCGACGCCCCTGTCCCATTCATCAAGCACGGCTGTCAACGCAGCCTGCTGATACGGTCTAAGTTCCATGGTTAGAACTTCCCGCCCTGCCAGCCACCGGTCGGCGGGGTAGGCGCAGAAGCGGGTGAGGGAGAAGCATAAGCGGTGCCCTGCTTCGGCTCGAGAAACTTCTTGACCTCGTTGTACTGGTTACCGTTATAGGTGCGGTGCCCAATTTTGCAGCGTCCGTGTGCGCCGGTGACAGCGTTCCAATTCATGGACACGCGCTGACCGTGCTTGCGCTGGCCGATGCAGGTGAAGAATTCGCACAGCAGCCCTTCGAGCTTGGAGTGGAGCAACAGGTCCTTTTTGACAAGCGCCTCGCCCTGCGGTGTGTCGATGCTCAGCGTGAGCATCGCCTTCGGGCACGGGCCAACTTTATCGCCGCCATTGTAGCGGCCGCGCTCGAAGCTCTTTACCGTGAAGTCATACTCGCCTTCCGGCAGGACGATGAAGTCCGGGCTGTCGTTTTCGATTTCAGAGCCCCAGTCGAGCTCAAATCCCTGATTGCCGTTGTTGTAGTTGTCCATGATATATCCTCCTTAATCTTTTCAGTTTTGGTTTTTAATCAAGCTCAGGACGCCGTCCCAAGCGCCAATAATGCACCCCTGAACGAAGTCCGGGTCATAATCGCGGATACGCATTCCGGCTGGGTAGTACCCGCGAGCTGCGACAGCGTCAGAGATCTGTTGCTCCGTGACGCCGGCGGCGTCCATGAGCTGCTGCAGGTCCGAAGGTATGCCGGATTCGGGCTCTGCGGGCTCGCCGCTGATATAGAACGGAACGTCTTCGTCATTTGGCGAAGCTTTCGGTTCTTCGCTGGCGCTTGCCGGTGCGGGCTCGGGTGCGGGGGAGAGCGTAGCGCTAGTGCTGCTCATGAAAAGCTGCGCGATTTGCCCAAAATCCAGCGGAAGCTTGTCCGGAAGGCCGTGCCGGTTTTTCGCGTCCCAGCACGGATGGTGGCTTGTGTACATGACACGCTTCCCGCCCTGGGCCTTACCCTTGGAGCTCTTTTCTTTTCCCGGCTCTTTCACGATGTAAGTCTCGTAGGTCGCGAAGAGAACAATGTCCGCCCACTCTTTGACCATGCCTGGCGTTTCTTTCATGAGCTTCATTTCCCAGCGATCATAAGCGCCGAGCTCATCCGGCTGTTCAAACTTGCGCATTTTCGCGTGCGCGGTAAGAATCACATTGATTCCAGAGTTGATTACTTCGGTGAGCTGGTTGAGCAGCTGTCCGATTGCTTCATAGAGATACACATAGCCTTTGCCGTAGCCGAAGTCTTCGAGGCCTTTGACGCTGTGTGTGCTGCACACGTGATCACGCGCCATTCGCTCCGCCCAGTCCACCGTATCGATGACCAGCGTTTTGCAGATGCCAGGAGTTCGGCGGACGTAGTCCACTTCCTGCAAAAGCATGGTCCAGCTCTGCGGCACCGGCAGACGTCTGACGTCCATATGTACGGTGCTGCCTTCTGTATCGATGAACAGAGCGCCGGGGGCTTGTGCGGCGAAACTGCTCTTTCCGATGCCTTCCGGCCCGTAGATCACCAATTTCAGCGGCTTCTGCATTTTGCCGCTGCTGATTTCAAACATTAGAAAACTCCTTTCTTCCAACCAGCCGTTGTGGCCGATGCCGGCTGCTCCGGAGCAGCAAAGCCGTCCTCAATGATGATGGAACATTCCGGTCCAGTGCTTACTCTGGTGGCGATTGCTTGCAGCCCCTGTTCCTCAAGCCAGGAGCCGAAGTTGAGCAAAGTGTCTGCATCGAGCTGTTCCAGCTTGTCCAGCAGGACGAAACCGCACTTCGGGTTAACCGCTCGTACGACAGCCGTGGCGGCAATCAGCTGATCAGCGCCGCTCATGCAGTCCCACTTCTTCCCGTTGTAGGTCAGCTCGCTGTCTTCAACGGAGAGGCCGGGAAGGGGAAGCTCGGCAGAGTTGAGGAGTGCGTACTTGTCGTGCCGGATATCCTCCAGTTCTGCGGTCAACTCCTGGTATTGCTGCGCGTAGTAGGCTGCATCTTGCTCCGCCTTTTCCCGGTCGCAGTTGGCGCGAACCTGAATGTTGATTTGCTCGATCTCCTGAAGACTGCGCTCGACTTCCTCAGTGCTTTCATCTTGCAAATCGAGGGCGTCTTTCTGCGCGATTTCGAGATCTGCTTCCAGCTGTGTGAGCTGCTTCTGCGCCGCAGCGAGCTGGCTCTTGAGCAGGGAAACGTGTGCGGCGGCTTTACCATATTCGTGTTCGATTTGGTTTGCGCGCATCCGTTTGCGCTGATTTTCTCCGTTTCTGGCGAGAATGTCCTGCTGCTGCCGGATCAGGTCCAAAGCAGATACAAGCTCTTTCGGAGCTGCCGGATAGAATGGAAGCTCATCGGCATACTTACGCTTACGGTCGGCATCCTGGCCGATCATCCGGCGCCTGTTGTAGACATCGCGTTCTTTTGCCTCCAGCTCGTGGATGCGGTCGCCGATGCCGATCACCTGCAGCAGAGTGTCCGCTTTCTCGCGGTTTGACGCCTGCAGGAAGCGCGGCAGGTCAATGGCGAGCTGCTCCACGAACTCATTGAGCAGCTGTTGGCCAGAGCGCTTGCCGGTGGTGTCTACCACTTTAAGAGCACTGTTTTTGCCGCTGCGCTCAACGGTCAGGCCGTTGGAGAGCGTGAGCTTGATGTGCGGCGGTAGGGTGCTGCCTTCGCGTTCAGGGTTGCTCGGGCGGTAGCGATCACCGCCGAGCGCCCACGCGATCGCGTCCAGCACGGACGTCTTGCCCTGGCCGTTTTTCCCACCGATTACGGTAAGACCGTTCTCTGCCGGGTTCAGCGCAACGGCTTTAACACGTTTGATGTTCTCGATTTGCAGAGTGTTGATTTTGATGCTCATTGTTTGCCTCCTTCTTTACCTTTCAGTCTGCGACAATTTCCTTCCATTTGCGTAGCTCGTACTGCACATCGCGCAGCGTGTCACCGTCCGGGCAGAAGACAGCAACGCAGCCGACAAAATCCACGCCTCGGATTGTGCAGCAATAGGGAAGCCCGAGCAGACGGCCTTCTTCGTTGCAGATTACAACGACCCCGAGGTCTGGGAAGGTGACGGTCTCAATGTAACCGCCGACGATTCGCTGCAGATTGCTGAGTGATATGCTGCAACAGGTAGAATACCAGTCGGATTCTGGGCGCTTCAAAAAGCACCTCATTTTCTTCATGTTTTCTTCTTCCTTTCTTCCGCTGTTTGATCGTGGATGAACTGCATCGCGGTTTCCCACAGCGTAAAGCGATGCGGATTCCCGTCCACTTCCACCAGATAGTAGCCGTCCATGCGCTGCAGCTTCACGCAGGACGCCGTTTTCTCTGGCTCTGTGCCTCCGGTCTCGCCGGTTGTACTCGCTGTGCACTTTGCGTTCCTCTTCGGCTCACGCGCCGAAATTTCCGCCCCGCACGCGGCGTAGCCCGCGAGGTCGATGTAGGTGTCCGGCTTGCTGCCGGCCTTCGCGCGGGCGATCTTCAGCAGCGCCATCATCATCGCCACGTCCTTCGGTTTGATGTCCGTGCCGGTGTATGCCGTCCACAGCGCCGCGATCACGGCGAAGTTGTCCTCCGGGCTGCCGTAGTCTTCTTCCCGGCTGCCGCACACGCATTCGGCGGCGGCCTTCAGGGTGTCCAGTCTGTTCATTGCTTTATCCTCCTATGATGTCGATCTCATATTCCTCGCGCAGCACGCGGATCAGGTCTGGCGCGGAGACGTATCCGTCCCGCACGCTCTCGCTCAGGGCCTCTACCTCGCGCCAGATGCGCTGCAGCTGCTCGGCCTCCATGCCTTCTTTGTCTAGCAGCGCCGTGAAAAAGATCGCCAGCGTCACCCGGCAGGCATCCGCCGTCGCCGTTTCCTTTGCGCGTTGCACGTCTGCCATCGTTGCCGGTCTCCGGCGAGGGTTAATCCGCTTTGGCATCGTCGTTATCCTTTCGAACGCCGTAGCCACAAAAGTCGTCCCGACCTTCGCGGTCCATGTGGACTGAGCACCATCCCAGCCGCGGCTTATTGTAGGATCGGCAGTGACGGCAGTGCACCACCGGCGCAACGTCAGCAGTTGGCGCATCTATTACTTCACCGCGCATATCGTCCACCCAGCAAGCGCGGCACATACAGCCGTTGTGGTCTTTCCCTGCCTCTTTGCACGGTAAACAATATCGCTTTTCGATGTCTTTCAAAAACGCTTCGCGCTCGATGTATTCAGCCATTGTCTAAAATCCCCTCCCAGGCTTCTACATAACCAGTCTTTTCGTAGTCGATTTTCAGACGCTTTTCGCGGATCATGGCGTTCAGCGACCTGACACACGGGCGCCCATACGTATTATCATCGCAATAGTCACACATACTGCCGAATCCACAGCACCCAAAAGAGCTACCACCATCTGCACTGTGCTGGTCGCTCCATCTCTGGAAACCATTTTCCCACTTCCGTTTAGCTTTACCCGTGCTATTACTTGATTGTTTCTCAGATATGTCAAATAACTGCATTTGGTCAGCCATTGTCCAGCCTCTCTTTCAGCCGTTCTACCTTTCGCCTGCGCTCATTGCGCACATCATCCGTGCAGCAAAAAAGCATTTTCATTTGCTCGATCATGATCTCCACGTCGGCGATCTCCTCAGCGATGCTTGCCGGCGAGTATTTTCCGCGCAGGTATTTGCACAACTCTTTCTGCAGCTCGCTCATTTCCTCAAAAACCATCACGATCTGCGGCAGCGAGCCGTAGGTGTCCAGCGCTCTCTGCAGCACTTCCGTTTCGTTTATGTATTCAGCCATTCTCTTTCCTCCTATCCTCTGCTTCCTTCAGTGCACGAAAAACCATCACGTAGACATTCTGCGATGTTTCGTTGCTGATCGGTATCAGCGGCGCGATGAAGTTCCAGCAGTCCATATAGGTCAGGTCATCCATCGCTCACACCCCACTCCCAATTTTCAGAGCGCTCGCACGCGACGCACGTGATATCATCATAGCCGCAGGGCTTATCGTGCACGCATGTATGGCAGTCTCCATACTCCCGCAGCTGCTTGTCCATGCGCTTGATGCGCTCCGCCGCCTCGCGTAGCAGGGCACAACCGTGGATGCTGCAGTCGTGCTCATGGCCGCATCCGAGGCACACAAGCGATCCAGTCTCCGGCGCGATCCTCCGCAGGGCAGCCGCCAGCTCAGCGTTTGTCATCATCGTGCGCCTCCAGACTTCCCGGCAGCACCATCAAGCGCCCATCTTTATCGGCTTGCATCAACTTAGCCATTCGAGCGATGGAGTAATCATGCTCAGACAGCCCAGCCTCAATCTTTTTCACTTCCTCACAAGCAACAGGAGACAGGCCGCTATCTTCGTACTGTTTCAAGCGTTCCCACACCTGTCGTAGCGTACAAGCGTTGTTATACGGGCACGGCAGCTCCCGGCACTGAGCAATGTCGCAAAAAAATTGACGTCAAACGTCAGCCTGTCCATCACTCAGCCTCCTGCATCCAGAACTGGCGGCGGCAATCGTAGCAAAAAGTCTTGTGGCACTCTTGCCCGAGCCGAAAAGCCGCCACGAGACGGCACGGCTTAACATCGATGATGCCATCAACCAATTCCGCTTCCGGCCACTGCTCCAAAAACACGTCCTGCCGCGTCTTGCACGGATGCTCCCGAGACCACTGTTCTACCACCGCAACGGCTTTTTCCAAAAGCTCAATGGCATTGTCACATATGTCACCGTGGTACTCACACTTTGTACAATCGCTGGTCGATTTACACATCCGCCTGAATTCACTAAAAAATTCTGCCACGTCCATGCCTCACACCCCCGCATCCTGCATTGCCTGCCGCATAAAGCTCAGCTGCTGCCGCAGGTCGTCGATCGTGCGTTCCTGCCGCGCCATTTCGGCGGAAAACGCCAGCGCCTTACGCCGTTCGCCGCAGAATCTGGTTTCTGCTTTCTCGCGCTGCTCGTGCTCCTGCTCGGCGTAATCGCACAGCCGCTGCACCGCGTAGCGCGCGGCCGGCGAGAAATCTGCGCTCGAGCGCGGCCGGTTCAGCAGCTCGTGTACCTGCTCGATTGGGTCCATTACGCCACCCCCAAGAACGAAAAAATTACATGGAACAGCAACCCTGCCAGGCAGCCGCCCGCGAGGAAGGCGGCGCACACGATGCCGTCCTCAACACCCCACACGATGTAGCGGCGGATTTTGGCCTTCGTGCATGGGTTCCCAAATACTTTCATACGTTGACTCCTTTCTCTTGCCGTGCTATGATAAGCACCGGTGATTTTAGATTTGCCGCCCGCGGAACTTCTACGTCCCGGGCGGCTTTTCTTTTTTCGCAATGCGAATTTCTGCGTCGACCCCGTTCTGATCGCACCAGAGCTTCGCAAGGGTGAGCAGCGTGCGGCGTGCCAGCTCTTCACGCTGCTCATTTGTTAGGTTGTTAATTGGCATAAAAGCCTCCAGTTCTTGTTTCCCCTTCGTGCGAGTGATAGAATCATAATGAATTGCGCGCGCCTTACGATGCGCGCTTGCTGTGCTCCAGCGCCATCGCCAGCCCCTCTGCAAAGGCGCACAGCTGTGCCTTCTGCATCTCGTCCATGCTCTGCATCACGGTCTCCAGCCGCTCCAGCGTCTTCTGCTCGTTTTTTGTAAGCATTTTGTTCACCTCCTTGCGTTGCTCCGTGTCGTCGGACACGGAGACTTGTGTTTATGTACACATAATACAGCCGCCAGTTGAGCTTGTCAACACATTTTTGCGCAAATCCTGTGATTTTTTTGTGTTGACATACTCATGCAAGCGTGATAGATTATTGTCATCGTCAGGAGGTGATACTACGAATAGCAGAATTAAAGAAGTTCGGAAAGCGAAAGGGCTTTCGCAAGCCGCGTTCGGCGCACCGTTCGGCGCAAATAGAGACATGATTAACAATGTGGAAAACGGCAGAGCTGCGGTTTCCGATATTATGATTGCGTCCATCTGTCGCACTTACGGAGTGAATGAGCGCTGGCTGCGCACCGGTGAGGGCGAGATGTTCGTGCAGATTTCACGCGACGAGGAGGTCATGGCCTTCGTCGGCGATGTCATGCGCGGCGAAGAGGATAATTTCCGCCGCCGCTTCCTGCTGGCGCTGTCGCGGCTGCCGGAGGAACGCTGGGCGGATATTGAGGCGTTCGCCATCCAGATCGCCGAAGAAAACAAAAAAGCGGATCAGGATTGATTTCCTGATCCGCTTTGCTTTGCGTGCGTTTGTTTGTCTTTGCGTGCGTTTTTCCGGTGTTTTTCTTTTTCACGCGGCAGTGCGCAGAAATTTCAGCGTCAGCCGCAACTCCCGCTCGCCGGCCGCTTCCAGCAACCGCTCGATCTCGCGCCGTAAGTACGTCCTCCATTCTGTTTCCGTCACAGTTCTCCCTCCCACAAATTCTCAACGGTCGTCCCCAGCGCCTTTGCGATCCGCAGCGCCAGATACACGCCAGGGACGCATTTTTCCCTTTCAATCGCGCTGATCGTGCTTGCACAGCACCCCACCTTTCTTGCCAGCCACCGCAGGCTGACGCCCTTGTATTCCCGATATTCGCGCACATGATTCATCATTTGACGCAATCCTATCACATTTTTTCGGCCTCGTGTTGAAAATGTGCAGGATGCTGCACACTTTTTGTTATTTTCTTCAAACACGAGCCCGTATAGATAGAATGCCAAAAAATATGCCATGCAATACAGTGTAATTCAGTGGACATCCCCTGCCCACCATGGTAAAATCAGACGAAAACATTTGAAAGCGGGTACTTTTTTTAATAAAAAACCGCCCCGGTGCTGGAACACCGAGGCGGAGATTGTAGACCTGAGCAAGTGAAATGTAACAGAGCTACCCTTTCATGGTAGCACATGGAGGCGAAAAAGGCAAGTGAAGACAGCATTGTATTGCCGCGTTTCGACAGAAGAACAAGCGAGGACAGGGGAGAGCATCCTCGATCAGCGCCAGGCGCTGGAACGCTGGGCACGAGACTGTGGGCATGAAATAATCGGCGTATACGAAGACGAAGGCTTTTCCGCACATAAAAGCTACAAGAGCCGGCAGGGGCTGTCGCGGCTTCTCGACGATGTCCGTGCCGGTAAGGTGGAGTTGATCGCCTTCACGAAATTCGACCGCTGGACGCGCCGTGCCGCGGACTATTACGAGCTGCAGGAAGTCCTCGACCGGCACCACGTCCCATGGACGGCGATCCTGGAAGACTATGAAACCGTCACGGCCGACGGGCGCTTCAAAGTCGGAATCATGTTAAGCGTGAACCAACACGAGGCAGAGCGCACATCTGAGCGTATTAAGTTCACATTTGCGGAGAAGCGTAGGCGCGGGGAGATCATCAGCGGCAACATGCCGAAGGGATATAAGCTCGTCGATAAAAAGCCGGTGAAGGATCCGGAGACAGAGGACGGCATGAATGCGTTCTGGCGAACCTATCTCAGCGGCGCCGGCTTGAAGCCGTCAATCCTGGCAGCAGAATCGCGTGGCGTGCGCCTTTCTACATCCACGGGATCGTTTATACTCAGAAACGCAGAAGCGTACACAGGCAAAATACAGGGCGTTTCGTGCGAAGCATATATCACGGAAGAAGAGGCCGCGCGTGTGTTGGCCACGAGAAAGATAAAGGCAAAAGCGTCGGGCTACACTTATTTGTTTACCGGCCTTTTGTATTGTGGGGAATGCGCACACCGAATGGGTGGGCATCGCAACTTCTGGGAACACAAAGACGGGAGCCGTGGCTTCCAAGTATATTATAATTGCTCGCATCGGTATAGGACCAACCAACGCGAATGCAGTAACAGTGTAAACATTTATGAATCAGACATTGAACGTGCACTGGTTTTTGGATTGAGCGATGCCATCGAAGCGGAAGCCGTGAAGATGGAGGCGCAGATCGCAGAAATGCGCCGGCAACGCGAAGCCGCTCAGGATGTGCAGCCGGTCCGCGAAAAGCTCGAGCGCAGGAAACGCCGGGCGTGGGAAGCGTACCTCGACGAGATAATTGACAAGAAGGCGTATCAGCGGGAGGCGGCAAAAATCGATGCCGAGCTTGCCAAGATCGTTCAGGTGCCCCAGATCGATGAAGACGCACCGCGAAAAATCAGGGAGACCATGCCGGAAGGGTGGCGGGAACTGTATTTCAAGCTTGATGCACAGCATCGCCGTGAATTCTGGCTGCAGACGCTGCAGCGGATTGATGTTTACCCAGATAGATCTATTTCAATCACTGTAAAGCCTGGTGAAAATCCGTTTATTACGCGAATCCAGCGTCCCGACGGGTACTGGATCGAGATCGTGCCGGAAAAGTGA